CTAGGTGGACGTGGTACGTTCCCTAATGGTCCAGACGTGTTAGCAATCAACGTATATAGAACAGCAGGTACAGGTGGTGTTCCAGCAACAGTAACATTGCGTTGGTCAGAAGCACAAGCGTAATTTTATTTTTCTTCTAAAGGTTTCAATTGGCTATCACCTTTTATTATTCGATAGTTGTCTTCAGGATCATCAGCAGTGCTTACTTCCGTTATACTACCAGAGTCAGTGATGCATTGTAGTTGGTGTGGCATTAAAGGCAAATTTCTCCATGTTTCGCCTTCTTTTAATTCTTTGTTGTAAAGAGTAGCATCTTTTGTATCAATCCAACTTAATAAAAATTTACCTGAATTCACAAACCAACTTTCGTCTTTTGTTTTATGAAAGTGCATGGAAAATTTAGCATTCTTTCTTGTGAACACTAGTAATTTGCCGCAATATTGATCATTGGAAGAGAATATTAATTCATATCCCCAAGATTTGTCTACTTTACCTTCTTTATTGATCATTTAAAAATTCTTCAACTGTTTTAAATTTGTGTTGTATATGTTTATTTAATTCTGTTAAATCTGCCGAGGTATAGGTCTGGTATTGTCCTTGTAATTTTCCAGGCATTGGTATTATTTCTATTTCAGCATTGTATTTTTCAGCAACCAAATCAGCAACTTTTTGAAAAGATATTGGTGCTCCTGTGCCTATATTAAAAATTCCCGACACATCTTTAGTCAGCATTTTACCATGCACTTCACACACATCATTTACACTGACAAAGTCCCTTAAGTATTTGTCGCTATTTTCAAATAATTTTATTTTACCTGTTTTGGCTTGATTAGTAAATTTAGTAACCGGAGATGCCTGATCACCTTTTCTTTCTTCATTGTTTCCATACACATTGAAATATCTAAAACCTTGTACAAGAACTTTAAATTCACCCATTATGCTTCCAACAAATCTATCAAACATATATTTGCTCCATGCATAAGCATTTAGTGGATACACATCACCGTCTTCTTTAAAATTACCAGTGTTACCATATACACTTGCCGAACTTGCATATTGAAAATTTGTACCCATTGTGTCACACATTTCTAAAAGTTTCATACTGTATTCTAGATTATGTTTTAAAATTTTATCTACATTTCTTTCAGTTGTGCTAGTGATTGCTCCAAGATGAATTACCCAATCATACAAAGAAGGATCAGGAAAATGGTTATAGTTTTCCCAAGGAAAGCCAATTACTTCATGACCTTCTTTTGCTAATTGCATTCCTAAATGACTGCCTATAAATCCTTTATATCCTGTTAGACAAATTCTCATGTGTTACTCCATAATTTTATAATTTCTTCTGAACCTTTTGGCGCTATATCTTTTGTTAATGGATCAGTGTGATGTGCAACGTAATTAATGTTAATATTGACTCTTGATCTTGCATCTGTACAAGTACTGCCTGAATGCTCCATATAACTAGGAAATATCACCATAGAGTTTTCTACACTATGAATCTTGTCACCATCTTTAAACTCTGTGTATCCATTGTTCGTATTACAATAAAAAATTGCTGTGTAACTTAATGGAACACTGACATCACAATGCATACCATGAGTAACAATTTCGCTTTGACTAGGTATGTTATTTGCTTTTACACGCAAAAAAGTGTGTGGTTGTAAAACAGCATATATTGGAATCAACATATTCCATAATTCTGGACCTGTAACAATGTTACTGACTTCATGAAATTTATGTACAAACTGTATTTGTAATCTTTCTTCGGTGTTTGCTTGGTGAGGATGCACCACATGGTCTTGATAAAACCAAGGAAATTTATCACTGAACATTATGTCTGTAATACCTTTGAATTGTTCCTGGCTTAAAACATCAGTAATAATAATTTTATTATTTTTTATTGTTTTGTTCATTTACTTTATCCACTATATTTGATGTTGAAAATCCTTGCACTATTGGAAAAATTTTTACATCTGCTAATTCATTTCCTACTGTGGTTGCCACAGTATAGTCTCCACCTTTTACTATTATATCTGGTGCATGGGTTTTAATTGCTTCAATTGGAGTGTCTTCTTCAAACACAATAACTTTATCTACCCAAGGTAATTGTAAAAGTTGTTGTTCTCTTATTGTTGAATCATTGTATGGTCTATCATCTCCTTTCAGTCTTTTTACACTATTGTCAGAATTGATCCCAACAATAAGAATGTCACCTTGCTGTTTTGCAAATTTCAGTAGTTCAAAATGTCCTTTGTGTAATATATCAAATACGCCATTTGTCCATACCACCTTATCCTCAACATCTGCTTTAGATATAATTGATACACCTCTTTTTTGCACAATTTTTTGAGCACCTTTATACGCAAGTTCGCAGGCACTAGGAATATCTTTGTATTGACTATAATGAGCAATAATGGCAAGTACTGAATCACCTGCACCACTGACGTCTGATACTTCAATTGCATTACCTTTAATATGTTTATATGAATCTTTGCTAACAACATGAATTCCATTAGCACCATCAGTAACAATTAACCAAGTCCATAAATTTGATTTACATCTATCCTGTGCAATTGAAATATTAAACTTTCCAAACCATGCCTCATATTCTTTCATGTTTGGCTTTACTAAAAATGCACCAATATATTTGCTGAATCCTTGTTTTGGATCCACATAAACATTTTTACATTTTGTTAAAATTTTCTGAACAGTGTCTTTTTGGATAACACCTTTATCGTAATCACTTACCAAAACAACATCAGTTTGTTCTAAATCTTTTAATAGTTCGTCTTCGACTGTGCTTTTGGTATAAAGCAATTCTTTGTCTACTCTTAATAAATGTTGACCATTTTGGCCTACCATTCTTGTTTTAATTGTGGTAATTTCTGCATCTTGGCAGACACGTGACGATATGTTATTTTGCAGTAAAATTTCAATGATTTTGTGCCCGGCAATGTCTTTGCCCACGGCACCATATAGCCACGTGTCTGTGCCCAAGTTTGACAGGTTTAAAGCGAGGTTTCCTGCCCCTCCAACGTTGAAGTCTTTTGTTTTTTCTTTGAGTACAATGACTGGTGCTTCTGGACTGACTCTATCACAATCTCCTTCAATCCAGGAGTCCAGCATTACATCACCAATTATTTTAATCATTGCATTAATTTTAACATTTTGAACACTGTGTCCAATTTCATTTGATTCATTTTATTTTGGATAGTTTTGCGTAATCCTTGATGTAGAGGTTTTGGCCAATGACCAAAACTTACCCAAGCATAGCCATCATGTTCTGTATTCAGTTTAGGAATGAATTCATTTTCAACAACGCAGATGTATGTATGATACAAAAAGTTTTCATCATTACTAATAAAAGTTTCCATTGGTATTCTTTTGATTATTTTTTGTTCACCAATTTCTTCTTTTATTTCTCTTTGGAGACCTTCCCATAAATTTTCATTGGTAGTTGTCCCACCAACTAATCCCCAAACTTGATTTTGTTTACTTTGTGTTCTATGTAACAACAAGAAACGTTGTGTGTCTAAAGTGTAGAAGAGTGCTCCACACCCGGTTATTTTACTGCTCATGTAATTAATTATGTGACTAGGAGATCTTCCAAGTGCCTTTTCGATATTCACCTTCGAACGATAATAACCATTCGCTACCATTCCATTTGTACTGCACACCTGTTTTTAAATTGGTAATGAAAGTAGGTATGAATGTGCTATCTCCTAAATCAGGATTTGCACTTGCATCAAAAATAATTTCCCAATTAGTACCATTCCATTCAACAATGTCATTAGCACCTGCTACCAAATCAATATTACTAATACCTTTCCATGCATCTGCGCCATCTACGTTTGATGCACTGCCTATATCTTTCAGCAACAATAATCTTTTTCCATTTTGTTTTACACTTGATGGATTGTATGTTGTTGGATCAACTATGAAGTCTACCGATCCTCTTGTATCTACAGGACCAACAATCACTGTATCAGTTGGAATAGTGTCTTCGTCCCATGTAACTAAAAGTTGGAAAGGGTTAGTTTCGTTTACTGCTACTGTACCAATCACCGGAACATCTATACCTTTCCTGTGTAAAGATATTTGACTTAACCCAGTTTTAAAATTTGGAATTACATCTAAATATCCGTCCCATACTAGTCCACCTATTACACCTTTATCTATTATTTGTACAACACTGTTCAACACGTACACATCAAATTGTGTGCCTGTTGTTCCTTGCACGGCAGTTGTATCTTTTCTTGTTGCAACACTTGAATCAATAGAACCATCAATGCTAGTTCTAATATCTGCTTTAATACTTTTTTCGTAATCATCTTGATACGCCATAAGTTCTGGCATTGTTTGACTTAAATCAATATTACCTGTTCTTTCATTGAATATACTTGTAATGATATGAGTGATTACGCCTAACTTTTTAACCTTTGTAGGCGGACTGATGTATATTGGCATTTGAAAAGTCATTGATGCTACGTCAATTTCTGTTTCTGTACCTGTTGGAATAGTATTAGCCGCAAAAGATATATTTGTTAATTCAACAACACTTAAACTTGTCCAATCTACATAGTTGTCTGTTGTTTGTATCTCAAGACTAGGATTAAACAACATCATAATTTGTTCCATTATTTGTAATTTTTGTTCTGTATTACTGGTCCACATATCAACATTCATTGTGAGTGTGTATGGTGTAGGCATTAAACGTTCTACTGTTACATTTTTTCCTTGAGTGTTTAGATATTCTTTATTATTGCTGTCGAATGCTCTTTCACGAATATGTAATTTACTTACAAAACTTGCATCTGCTATTCTTGTTCTATCCATTTCTAAGTTAGATACATAAGCCGCCATCCTTGGTATAGAAGGTAATTTATTTTCAGAATTATCTCTTATGATATGAGAAACTTGCCTTGTGATATTTCCATACATTACTGGTATTTGTCTTAAAGCACCATCACCATCTTTGTATGAAAAGTTACTCAACAGACGAATCAACTGTGTAATATATCTTCTAATTTGTCCATCGTAAAAATGTTGCATTATTTTTTACCTTT